TTACTTCTTTGCCTTTTTGTGCTGTGATTTTTCCGAGGAATACCCCAGCGCTGTACGTCCTTACGATGCAAGTTTTGCCAATCATTTAATTTCTCCTTGGTTATCAGTAAATCCCTGCTAATCCACTCCTGATCTTGCTGTATCCCGGTAGTTCTTGTTTCGCCTCACGCCTTACGAAGTAGAGGGCTGTCTTGGCTAACTCGATGCCGCACTGGGCGGTTTTGCCGGTCACGTTGTTTTGTGGTGTGAGTGCATTAAAGCATAATTACCGAACGAAGTCAAGCAATCTTTATCAAGTTTCAATAAATATTTCTTATCAGCAAGATTTAATAATGTATGCTTGACGCTTACCATTAATTATGCTTTAATTACATCATGAATCCAAACTTAATAATTGATCGACTAGGTGGGACAGGGGAGTTAGCTAAACTCTGTAAGGTCAGCGCACAGGCAGTATCTCAATGGCGCTGGAAGGGCATACCGCCCGCCCGACTGATGTATCTCGAACTCCTGCGCCCCGATGTGTTTTATGATCGCAGGACAGGCGACATGGAAAATATGGAATGAATCTGATTGTGATCATCACTCTGCTAGTCCTGATCATCGCCTTACTCATCATGGCCTTCCGGCTGGCTGACCAAAACGCCCAGTTGCGCGAAGAGAATCTCGAGTTGCGGTGGCGGATTCTGCGGGGTGGGTATGGGAGCAAATAGGCACATTTATCAATTAACCAGCCCACAGGCGCGGGATAGTGCCAAGGCAATGATTGATTGGGCTCCCGATGGGTTTGTGTGCGAGATCAAGGAATCCACCCGGACAACCGAACAAAATAGTTTGCTGTGGCCGCTCTTGTCTGAGGTGAGCAGGCAAGTCGACTGGTATGGAAAGAAACTCACGCCAGATGAGTGGAAGAGCGTGTTTTCTGCCAGCCTGAAACAACAAAAAGTCGTCCCTGGACTAGACGGAGGCTTTGTAGTCTGCGCCCAAAGCACCAGCAAGATGGGCAAGCGTGAATTCTCCGATCTGATCGAGTTGATCTTTTCCTTCGGCGCACAGAAGGGCGTCCGATTTCCTGATGTTCATCATCTGGATATGGTGGAAGCATGAGCATTAGGATTATGTCGCTCGTGTGGGAAAACTTTACCGCTGGTGGTACAGAAAAACTTGCCATGCTTGCACTGGCAGATTGGTGCAACGATGAGGGGGGCAGTTTGCATCCGTCAATCTCCACCATCGCAAAAAAAATAAACGTCAGCGAATCTCAAGCGAGGCGCACCGTCCATAAGTTGATTGACGACGGTTATCTAGAGGTGATCGGGAATCACGAAGGGGGGAATCCTGGGCATTCTCGCCGGTATAAAATAAATATAAAAATGTTATCGACCCCTAGCACCCATGCTACCCCTAGCGTAGATGCCACCCCTAGCACCCATGCGCGCCGACCCCTAGCACCCATGCGCGAGACCCCTAGCACCCATGCCAGCCTATCCACCAGTGAACCACCAAGTGAACCACCAGTAAACCCAGCGCCGAAGAAACCGGCGCGGTTTGATCCGATGGCGATTGATCTTCCTGACTGCATACCTGAGGATGCATGGGGTCGATGGATTACCTACAGACGCCAGCGAAAGTTATCCACTACCGAACAAACAGCTTTTGCGCAGATTGAAAAACTGGTGGCGTGGCGTGGCAAAGGGCATAGCCCACCAAAAATCATTGATGAAAGCATTGCAAACGGGTGGCAGGGACTTTTTGAACCGAAGGTAGGAGGAACGAACAATGCAAGCAGTCGGGAATCTGTTATCGCAGCCTTTACCGGCTCAGGACAACGACAGCCAGCCATACTCGAAGGGTATTCCGAACGCTTGGTTGGCAGCGGTTGAAACGATTTTTGAAAGGTTTGCTATGCACTACGGAGCGGCTCGGATGAACGCTCACTGGGCGGGGGTCAATGCTGAAAAAACAAAAGCGTACTGGGCGAAAAAATTAATCAACCTTGAGCGTCGAAATTTAGCTTATGCACTGGCGAATCTGCCGGAATTTCCGCCTAGTGTAGATGAGTTTTTGGCGATTGCCAGACGTTGCCCACTGCCGCCGTTTGTTGCTCTGCCATACAAGGATAGTGAAGAAGAAAAACAGTCGAGACGAGAACATATCGAAAAAATCAAGCAACAGTTTTTCGGGAGCGCCGCATGAAAACATGTCTGTGTGGCGGCGACTTGTTGCGCCACGGGTTTTATCACTACAAGCAAGCTGCTTTCACCGGGATCCGCTACATCTGCCGCGATTGCAGAAAATCATCCACGTCACTGGAGGAATCGAGCGCAATTCATGGGCGTGGAAAGCTGCGATTTAACGCGACCGGACGCCCGACTATCCAAGATGCGAGACATTCATGAAATGGCAGCGCGTTGGCACTCACGGAATGCAGTCCGGCGATTACAAGGTAGCCAAGAACTACGTCGACGGCTGCACGCTATATCAGATTTTTTACAAGGATGAACTTTTGAAATGGTGCAACGACTTTGATGGGTGTAAAGAAGTTGCTGAAAAACATGAAAGGGAGAAAGCATGACATTAATTGGCACGAATGACGTGTTAGGGACTGGAGACAGCAAAAGTGGAAATTGAAGAGATCAACGAACGGCTGAAGCACTGGAAGCGTCGATACAACGAACTGATGGCCGTTTATGGCGACCTGAACAAACTTACCGACGCAATGCCGGATTGCAAGTTGCTGCGCCCGGTGTTCGACGTTTGGACTGCCTATACGGTTGCCATGAGCGAATTAATAGGAGATCGTAACGAGTGGTTGCAGTGGTACGAATTTGAGTGCGGCATGGGCAAGCGACCAAAGACTGTTGCTTTCGTTAATGGATGTGAATTGGAAGTAAAGACGTTGCGACATCTGGCGCGGGTGATCGCTGATGATTCTTAACAGGGAGATAACAGGTAAATGAGCAATCACACAACAAAAAACGAGATTGAGTTCATAAAAAACCTCGGAAAGCACAACCTCCACAATGAAAATTATTCCGGGCCGAGAGACAAGAAGACCTTGCTCGCAGGCTATCTCAAAGGGATCGAGAAAAGGGAGAAGTGGGGCGAGATTGATAAGGAGGAAGTCATGGCATTTGTTCTGAGGAATTGATGATGGCTGAGAAAGTGACAATCGGGAATTGCGAACTGTGGCACGGTGACTGCCGCGAAGTGCTGCCGCTGCTGCCGCCCGTCGATCTTGTGCTGACAGACCCGCCGTATGGGATTGGAGCGGCGCGAGGCTCGCACAGCAACTTGAAAATGGACGACGAAGATTGGGACGACGCAACCCCGCCAGATTGGCTTTTTGGGCTGATGCGCGAGAAGGGCAGGCAGTTGATTGTTTGGGGCGGCAACTACTTCAACCTTCCACCGACGCGCGGGTTTTTGTTTTGGGACAAATCGCCAATGCCACCAAGCTACGCGGTAGGCGAAATGGCTTGGACTTCGATGGACATGAATGCGGCCAAGTGGTGCGGAAAGGTGGGCGACGATGTGCCGGTAAAAGACAGGGCGCACCCGACACAAAAGCCTGTGCGGTTGCTTGAGTGGTGCATAAGCAAGGCGGAAGGCGTTGAAACGGTTTGCGACCCGTTCATGGGCAGCGGAACTACTGGCGTAGCCTGCGCCAACCTTGGCAAAGCCTTTACCGGGATTGAGCGAGAGCGCAAGTATTTTGACATAGCCTGTGAAAGAATATATAATGCGTATCGTCAAAATACGCTATTCGGGCAAGATGAAAACGTGCAAGAAGTGCCTGCAAGCCAAGCCGCTATCGAGTTTCAGCAAGAATGAGCAAGAAGAACAACCCGGCCGACAAGGTCGAGCAGTGGCCCATCGAAAAGCTGGTGCCCTACGCCAAGAACTCGCGCACGCACTCCGAAGACCAGATCGCGCAGATCGCTGCCTCGATCAAGGAATGGGGATTTACCACCGCGGTTTTGGTTGACGAGTCTGGCAGCATCATTGCCGGTCATGGTCGCCTGATGGCCGCCCGTAAGCTCGGCCTGGCATCATTGCCGGTCATGGTTGCCAAAGGCTGGAGCGAGGCCCAGAAGCGTGCCTACGTTATCGCGGACAACAAGCTGGCGCTAAACGCCGGGTGGGACGATGAGTTGCTGGCGCTGGAGTTTGCCGACCTGAAGGAGCTCGGTTTCGACCTCGAGCTGACCGGCTTCGACCTGGACGAGATCAAGGAGCTGCTGGCACCTGTCGGCACCGAAGGCCTGACCGACCCCGACGATGCACCACCGCTGCCCGAAACCCCGCGCACCGTGCCCGGCGACATTTGGGTGATGGGAAAGCACCGCCTGTTGTGTGGCGACAGCACCAGCATGGACGACCTGGCCAAGCTCTGCGAAGGGCAGCTGGTCGATATGTGGCTGACAGACCCACCATACAACGTGGCCTATGAGGGCGGCACAAAGGAGAAGCTGACCATCAAGAACGACTCGATGGGCGACGACCAATTCCGGCAATTCTTGCGCGATGCTTACACGGCGGCCGACACTGTCATGAAGCCTGGCGCGGTCTTTTACATCTGGTATGCCGATGTCGAAACCTACAACTTCACTGGCGCAGTAAAGGATGCAGGCTGGAAAATGAGCCAGATTCTTATCTGGAA